TATAAATATAAAGTAAAAAGAGAAAACGATAAAAAATTACACAACTTTAAATTGAATTCCACCTTTTAATTCAATCTCACCACTTATTTTAGATGTTTGGGATTTTCCGAATGCATTATATAAAAATCTATTAGTCCCACCCCAAAGGCTTCTTCTATTTGTCCAATCGTTATTATTTAAGGTAACATATAAATCGCTATTGGATATACTTTGTAAATACTCCTTTAAATCGGATGGTTTTAATTTTGGATTCATTTCTAAAATTAAAGCAGATACTCCTGCAACTTGAGGAGATGCCATAGATGTACCACTAATATTCATTTGTCTAAACGAACCATTAGCCCAATAAGGTTCATCGGTAAATGCGTTTGTAGTTGAACATGCTCCCATAATGTTTGTTCCGGGTGCATATATATCAACACCAGGTCCTGTTTCAGATGATGTAGCTTTTTGGTCTGTATTTGAATCATATACTGTACTATCTACATTTCCCACTTTTATTGCATTTAATGAAAGTGGAGAAGAACCTCTATGATAATAATATGTTCCACCATTTCCACCGGATGTTATAACCGAATTATCATAATCCACCCCACCCGGTATATCTATTTTAAATCCAAAATTACCAGCAGCAATTACAACATGAATTCCTTCTGCAATCATTTCATCTATATCAGTATCGGTTGATGAAATTCTACTATTCGCATAGTAGTATGTACCATCATAATTTTGGATAAATCCATAATTGGATTCTCTATTAGCTGCTACAGTTGCAGTGGTATTTGTATATGTAGTTCCTCTATATGTTAGTGATGATAAGGAACTAAAATAGTGAATATATCCCCAACTCATATTAACTACCGTTGGTCTTTTTGCTCCTGTTTTTGGGTCTATCGGCTTGTTTCTATGCCAAAGTTTTATAGCATCAAATGCATCCGTTACTGATATACCCGTACCACTATCACCCGTTCCTTCCAATCCACTTAATTTTTGAGAATATACTCTTGCTTTTTTAGCCCATCCAAAATATTTACCAGAAGTAGTTGATGCAACGTGTGTACCATGTCCATCGTAATCTCTATAATGATTTGCTGATTGTGTACCACTAATACCACTTTCGGTGTACCAATTTATTTGTTGAACTCTACTAACACCCAATTCGTCTTGAAATTCCGGATGGTCTACTTGTAATCCACTATCTTGAATTACAATATCAACACCATCTCCTGTTAAACAATATTCGTATGAAGATGTTGTTGCTGTACTAGCTGCATAATTATTAAAATTAAAATTAGAGCGAATCATTCCCCAATTTATATATGCACCACTATCTGATGTTGTTTTTGTAAAATCACCCCTTTGAATCGACCTAAGTATCATTTTAAGGTCATCTCTTTTTTCAGGAGGAATTTCTACATCAAATACCCTTTCATCTAATTTAAGTTGTTCAGCTTCTTCATCTGTCAGTAAATACCAACATTGACGAAGAGATGCAGGTCTTTCGTTTGTAAATTGTACTGCACGATTTGGAATGTATAGTTTACCACCATCGGTATCACTTTCTATATCATTCCAAAACTCATCATAATCAATTCCCTCTTTTAAGATAACATTGTATTCTCTCATATTTTATTAGTTCAATTGAGTCCAAGTAGTTCCGTTGTAGAAATATAAATTAGATACACCTGCTAATGATGCAGATACAGCTAACATACCTGCTTCCGGAGATGTTGGTAATGGGTTTACACTAGCTAATGTTATTGCCTGTCCTACACTTATTGAACTTGTTACTCTAAGTGTACTTCCATCAAATTTTAAATTTTCGTTTACATTACCAATAGCAGATGAACTATTCCATGTAATTACACCAAGATTAGTTGTACCATTAAATGAAGCTGCTGCGCTTGTACCAGAAGTACCACTACTACCAGCACCACCCCCTGCTCCACCAACAGATGAACCAGATGTAAATTCAATCCAACTACCACTTATTCTACCCATAAATTTATTGGTAGTAGTGTTATAATACATATCACCATTTGTAGGAGTTAAACTACTTGTTTGTGCATTTGTAAATTGACTCAATCTTAGTGATGATGAGGTTATTACTACAGCGTTTCCTGCATTTAAATTAATGTTAGTTGCTGAATATATTTCAGGAGTGCCAGGAGAAGTTACAGTTATTGCTGATGCAGTTATAGAACCACTTACTTTTAATGAACCTGTAATATATGCATCTCCGTTTGCGGAATAATATGAACCTGTTTGTGCAAATGGTCCTCCACCTCCACCACCAACGAATGGAACTCCGTTTTGGTATAATGAACCACTAAACCAAATTGAACCAGTTACAACTACACCACCATCAACCCACATAGAACCAGTATGTACGATTCTACCATCTTTAAATTGAGTTCTTCGTTGTCTTTCTTTAATATAAATAGGTCCACTTAAGTTAGTGTTTGCTGAACTACAATAGAAAATTGTTGAACCTGGAACTGAACCAGATGTATTGTATGTTACAGTACCATTTGTTGCACCATTATTATTAACCCCAGTTACACCCTGACCAGTTCCACTTGTTACTGAAGTTTTTAGGTAAAACGGGTGAGATGCTGCTACTACATTGAATATAATTGTATCACCATGATGAACCCATATATCAACATCCTCACCTCTTTCTAAAGTTGGGTCATTTGTTGGTAAAAATACATATCCATCATTTCCATTATTAACAACACTCCAATCTCTTACCATTGATTGTGTTACTATAAAATCTTTAAAAATACCAGAAGATGATTGTACAAATCCAGCATCTAATATTTGAGCCGAACCCGTTATCCAACCATTATATGATGCAGATGAGAATGATGATGCGTTACCACCTGTTAATGTTACAATTACACCACTTGAGCCAGATGGAGTAAGAATAACACTTCCACTAAAAGAAATATCAGTTACTCCATACACAGCGGATATACCACCACCATCTCTTACTCCAATTTGCTGACTAACCCCAGACGTTCCAGAAGAACCAGCTGTACCATTAGTACCACCTTGAGTTGCTGAAGTACCAGATGTACCACTAACCCCATTTGAACCATTAGTACCACTTGAACCAATTGCTGATGTTCCCGATGTCCCATCACTACCTGCTAAACTACTACCAGATGAACCAGATGTACCAGATGAACCATTTCCAGATGAACCAGACGTTCCAGGTAATCCAGATGTTCCAGATGAACCAGACGTACCACTTCCACCACCACCTACAACATCAAATGATATATTACCACCACCTAAATTAGTTACACTAAAATTAGAACTATATGTAAGCGTACTAACACTTGTGTATGTGTTTACTCCTCTTACTACACTTATAGAACCACCCCCACCACCTAATGATGAAGTTGCTATTTGACGGGTATTTTGATTAGTAGGCCCACCAACCCAAACATATCCTTCAGATAAAGATGCAGTTAAAGGTCCAGTGGTAGATAAACCAGCCGCACCCGATACAATTCCACTAGCATTCACAGCTCCTCTAATATTCGCTGAACCAGTTAATTGTAAAGAACCAGATATAATAGCAGAGCCGGTATATGGGAATGAATCACCTCCACCACCAACACCAAATCCCAATGCAGTTATTTGAGCTGCCCCAGAAATTAAAGTTGTTGCTTTTAATGATGCAGTATATGCTTCCAATCCACTAACCTCACCTCTAATTGAACCAGTAAATGTATTTAAAGATGCCGTTGCTTGCATCAATCTATTTGTAAGATTAGAATCCGCAGATGTTCCAGAACTACCGGATGAGCCGGTTGTACCACTTGTACCAGACGAACCAGTTGTACCGCTTGTACCAGACGAACCTGTTGTACCGCTTGTGCCATTTGTACCAGTTGTACCAGATGTACCATTAACACCAGATGTGCCATTAACACCAGATGTACCATTAACACCAGATGTACCATCCGTTCCAAAAAATGTACCATTTAAACCAGACGTACCACCACTACCAGCACTACCAGCAGTACCATTTGCACCACTAGTTCCAGATGTTCCAATGCCAGAAACAGTACTCCATCCTATTTGTGTTGTACTTGGATTGTAAACTAATACTTTATCTGTTGAATTATCATAAGATAAAGATGCGCTTGTAAATCTAGCACTACCAGATACTAATAAACTACCAGTAAATTGTCCACTAAGAGTTCCTGTTAATGATGATAAATTTGAAACGGATGATGATACAGCTAAGAATGAGCCGGTCATAAATGCGGTAAAGGAGCCGGATGTGGATTCTAAAATATCCAAATTGGCATCCATTTCTGCCGCTGTAAGGGGAGAGCCCTTTATAAGTCTTTTAGTTATTGCCATTTTATATTTACTTGTGAGGTTCTTTTATTATACAAGTAAATATAAATATCTGAAGAATAAAGAATAGTTATTAAACTATATTGATGGCTTGTACTTTTCTCCAGTATTTTTTTCGTAAATTTCGATTTCTTCTTTGGTTACTATACCATCTTCGTTTAAATCGGCATCATCAAAACATCTTAATTTAAGCAATTTTTCTATTATATAAGTTTCATCTAAATATAAATAGGATATTGATTTTATACCTTTTAATGTATATGTTCTAAATGCAGATGGGTCAGTTTTATACAACGTATCCGTTTTTAGTTTTGAGAAAGTTGCCCCACCCTTCATTGTATCAGATAACATTAAGGTTTCAAATTCTCCAGCCCCTATTGCTTGCTTTATTTGCTTACAAGTAACAGATGATTTAAACATAGTTTTTAACCATCGGAAGAATCTATCGGGAACAACTTCACTAAACTTTATAACTGATAATTTTTTATCAGGCGATATACCTACTAAAAATACCAAACTAGCATCAGGACCTCTAAAGATTTTCTTAGTACCATCCACATATTCATAAGACTCTATTTTATAAATGTTTCTGGTTTTTAGATTTGTTTTAACTGCAGGTACTTGCTTCTTTATGTATTTTCTATATAGGTTTGCGTTTGCCATTATTAAACTTTATTCAATTTAGGTATTTGCATTTTTGATGCATTTACTTTTGGTGCATTGAATGGAACAAATTGAGGTTGTTTCTTTACATAAGTATCCATTAATTCAGTAAACTTATCATGCATTTTTTCCAACGTAAAGTTTTTTAAAGTATTTTCTCTCAAACCTTTTGATTTTTCTAAATAAGAATCGTATTTGTTATATACATCATAAATCTTATTTGCTGCATTTGAATAATTTACAGTAAACCATTGTGCTTCTTTCATACAAAATTGGTCAGCTGCTGATTCATCTACTTGAGTTAGTGAACCTTCTAATAAAACTGAATGTTCTGCTGGTAAGAAATCCATTTGTCCACTCCAACCACTTGCTATAATTGGTTTACCTGTCAAAGTAAACTCAGCCATTGGTCTACCATATCCTTCACCTTTAGCAAATGAAATCATTGCTTTAACTTTAGGATGATGATATAAGTTGCTCATATCAGTTTCTTCCATATCACCATGTATCAAATATACAGATGGGCATTTATCACCAAATGATTTTAATACCTCATCAATCTTTCTACGAGTTTCTTCTCTATCAATAACACTAAATCCAGCATGAGATGTTTTAACAACCAATGCAGGTCTTTTATCTTTTGGTAGATATTGGAACACAGTTGCAAATGTTTTAATTGCCATACCAATATCCTTTCTATCATTTCCCAAAGAACCTTTTAACCAATGACCAACAACTAAGAAACAAAAATCTTCTTTTACATTTGCTAATACATCATTACCACTTCCTTTGGAAAATATTTCAGTATCAACTCCTTCAAAAAGTACTTCTATTGATGTAGTTGTTTTAATCTCACCAACAATTTGTCCAGTTGCTTGGTCTTTTTGTTGATATACAGTTCCACCTAAATTACTTTTTGTGAATTGCGATGGTACAATAATTAAATCCATTTTGTTAGAACCATCAATAAAATCTTTTGGAGCAATTGTGGTTTCTACACCAGCAGTTACGCCAATGTTATAATGTCCTTTTGGTTCAAATTCGTTTGCTACTGAAACTTGCATAAACACATCAGGCTTTTGTTCAATTCCTGTAACAACTCTTTCTAACATCCATCTACCAAATTCCGATTCTCCATCTACTTGGTTTTGTGGAGTGTTTCCCCAACGAAGTGGAATAATTTTAATATCATACTTATCCATCTTGCGTAGGGATTTCATTAAATCTCTACAATGGTCACCATAACCAGAACGAGTGAATATAGGTCCTTGAAATACTAATGTTGGCTTATTCATATATTATAACTTATTTAACTTTAAATACCTCAAATCTTTGGCGAGGTTTCCAATTTTCAAATGTAGATTCAATTCCATCAACAAGAGTTTTACACATATTTGTATGAGTCAAACCAGCTTCATTGATGAAAAACTCTCTACCAACTAAGGCGTTAGCTTTTCTTTGTTCCTTTGGTGTATTATATACTTTTAAAATTGCTTCAGATACATCTTCAATATCAACTCTATCATCCCAAATATAAGGTGTAGGAACTGAACCCGCTAGTGCTAATGCTCTACTCCACACCGGCGTTACCCAAGGACCAGGAATTGCTTTACCTTCCCACTCTCTCCATTGGTGAAGTGAACCAATCTTAATATAATCATCCGCAACCAATACATTACCTTCAACTTTAAATCCACATTGGTCTTGCAATCCACCAGTTACGTTTACAATGATTGGAGTTCCAGCCATTACCGATTCTGCGGTTGCTAATCCAAATCCTTCATTGTTAGCTATATTAATTGTTACATCTGCTATATTATAATTCCAATTTAATTCATGTTGTAATCTTCTCTTTTCTGAAAATATGATATTACATTCAGGTGCCATTGTTTCAATTACTGCAGGTAAATCAGTTCCGTTCTCATCCACAGGTTGTGTGTGCATTACCAATACACATTTATCTGCTTTCTCTTTACCAATCTTATCACAAAACTTTTGGAAAGCTACAATAACATCTGCTGGTTGTTTTCTTCTGATGTTACGATTACTCCAATATAATACAAATTCATAATCTTTACCACCTAAAATTTCTTTACGGTATTCATCGGGCACTTCAGTTGGTTTATATAAATCGGTATTGATACCATGTGGTACATAACTTACTTGCCAATCTGCTTTTGGTTTCCAAGTTGGTTTAGTATCTAATGCTGATAATCTTTTAATGATACCATACGTTTGACGAGAAATACATCCAATCCAATCACAGCTTTCATAATAGTTACGATTGTATAATGGGTCTGGTAAATCATCCCAAATTGCGTAAAATAGAATTGGAACATTTTGTCTAATTTCATGTTCAATATCATACAACCATGTCCAATAACGTGGGTCAGTAAAGTGTAAGATAGCATCCGGTCTTTCAGTATTGATTAATTGTCTAATCAAATCTGCATTACCATAACCATTCCAAGGAAGTATCTTTAGAGAAGCATCAGCCACTCCATAATTCTTTTGAATATCTTCACTTAAATCTAAAATTTTACCAGCTTCTGGGTGATTGATTGCGGCTCCTACTTGAAACCAATCATATTTGTGTACTGTCCCTAAAACAAATTCTTTGGACATTGTTGCGATACCACTCGCCATTCTTAAATCATCTGAAAGTAACAGAATCTTTTTCTTTGCCATAACGTATTAATGTTGTTAAAATTGTGAACCTGAAATTTGTAGTTGTAAGTATTCATTCATTTCTTTTCTAAAATCTTCATCTTTAACATATCTTTCAACTGTTCTATTTACCAGCTTTTGTAATGTTACATCCGAATCAAATGAAACTTTTTTAAATGATGAATACACATCTTTCAATATCTTCACAGTTGTAAGTTTTGTGTTTTCTTGAATCATTGTTTTGCGTATTTAATATATTTGTATATATAAGTATATACAAACATAAAAAAACAAATGATTTTTATAAAGTTTTTTTAGGAAGCCTTCCCATCACAAATACCCCTACTCATAAACTCACACCACTTGCAATTCTTTTTAGCAGTACCTGGTACTTTTGGAAAGGGAATATCCTTAAATGTACCGTCATCATTAAATACCGTATTTACGAATTCTACGAACTCATCATATACTTTTGTAACGGATGGTGCTCCATTTGCAGGAATGTGTTTAGATACATAAGGAATTGGAAACGCAGAATCTTCAGGAAGTTTTCTACGCATGATTTGGTATTCTACTCTAATCTTTTGCAATGGAATATTGAATAACTCTGAATAGTATTTCTTATAAAGAAGTATTTGTGCGTTTTTGAACTTGTCTGCTTTTTGATATTGATTCCAACCCATTGTTGATGTCTTAAGGTCAATGATGATGATTGAGTTCTCAGCCATATCTCTTAATACAATATCAATAAATCCAATGAAGTTTACACCTTCTTTGATTTTAGCGTTCAAAGGAATTTCAATACCAACCAATTCATAGCCGGATTTTGAATAAAACTTTTGCATGTTCTTTGTAAGCCATGCTAATATTCGTCTACCATCTCCATAAAATTCTTCCAACTCTATTTGAGTACAAGGAGTTCCTTCACTAAGAGAATCTTTCTCCTTAGTAAAAGCATCTTTCATTTTTTCTAAAAGAAGTTTATCTAAATTAATTTCATCTGCTTGCTTTTTGGAAACACCATACATAACCGAAAGGTAATGTTGAATAGTTTCGTGCATTCCAGTTCCAAAGATTGTGTGAATGTTACCAGAACTCTCACCCAATTTATCTATGTAATTTAATTTGTATTGTTGTGGACATGAACTCCACATACTATATTGTGAAAATGATACTTTAGCCATTATGTTGTTTTATTGTATAAAGATACGAAAAATACCCGAGTATACCAAATTAAAATTTGAGTTTTAACTTAGTAATTTGTTTAGGGTCAGTACCATAATCTTCAGCTATTTGTTTAATATGGTTCTTACCTGAAGTTGTTTGGTATAGGATATGTACATAATCCTCAGCTTCGCCCAACGATACTTCATACTTTCTCCCTACCAATTCGATTACCCATTTTTCATACTTATCAGCTGATGCTGGTTTCATATATTTTAAAAATGCTCTTGTCTTTGGTATCAATCCAATTAACGCAAGATACATAGCCTTTGGTGGAGCTTCTTGCAAATATGGTTGTATATCCGCCACCAATTCTATCCACTCCGGCTTCATAGAAAGAAAACGGAGTATCATATAGTTACTCCAAGTTTTTTTATCACTTTCCTCAAGCTTGTCCCAATACTTTGGGTCTTTTTCCTGTGTTATTGCATTTATGTGGTCAAATAATGTCTTAGCCATATTATACTTCTTCTTCTACTTTTAAACCCGGAGGCAATAATTCATTAAGTACTTCACCACAATCTCCACAAAGGAATAGTTCTACTGGTAGTACTTCATCTTTTGGTTTACCAGTTAATAACTTTGAAATCTTACGAAATCCAAAACCTTGCACGAAAATCTCACCACCACATTTTTTACATGCGATTGCTTCAGTTTTTTCTAATGGAATTGGTTTTTCTTCCTGTCCTCCGATTGGTTGTCCACCTGCTCCTAAAATGTTAGCCATATTATATTGTATTTAAAATTTGAATAAGGGTTGATGCTGCTATAATTTCTTTATCGATTGCTACTGCTGATTTAGCAACACCATCACCTAATAGTAAGATTACGCCAGATGTGTTAGCTCCCGCATACTCATCTACCTTATCATAAAGTACTGTGTAAAGGTCAGAGAAATCAGTTGCTTTAGAATCTATAATAGCCTGTCTTACTTTCATATATTTGTTTCTCTTATCATCATTAGATTTTAAGATGTCAACAACTTTCATTTTGTAATCATTTTCTAATAAATTTTGTACATCTACTTTTAACTTACCTTTGTTTGAATTTAGTTGGCAAGTATTGATTACTTTACGAATATCAGGATATGCTGAATCAATAATCGGAACTAAATCCTTAACATCAAATTCAATGTTCTCTGCTTTCAAAATCTTACTCATTTGAATTGCTACATCTTTTTTAGTTGGTGGAACAATTTGAAATGATTGACAACGAGATTGAATTGGTTCGATTACCTTCTCAACGTAGTTACATGTTAGAATAAATCTACAATGCTTACTAAATGTTTCCATTAAGTTACGCAAGATTGCCTGTGCGTTTGGAGTCATATAATCAAACTCATCCATTATAATAATCTTAAATGGTTTAAATCCCATAGAAGATGCAAAGTTCTTCACTTTATTACGAACAGTATCTACGTTGTTTTCATCCGATGCGTTGATAATGATATAATCACAATCTATCGAATTTACAATTAACTTTGCTAATGTAGTTTTACCAGTACCGGCTTTACCATAAAGTAATAAGTGGGGTACATCACCACTTTCTAAATAACCTTCCACTTTGGCTTTTAGATGTTCATTACCTACATAGTCTTCCAGCTTATTTGGGCGATATTTTTCTACCCAAAGTGAGTGGTTATTTTCTTCTTGTTTATATTCAAACATAATTTATTTTTTTATTTACCAGTTGAACCAAATCCACCTTCACCTCTTTCCGAATCAGAAAGTTCATCTACTTCATTAAATTCAATAGTTGGATGTGGGATAATCATAATTTGTGCAATTCTATCACCTACTTTATAAAATTCAGTTGTAGGTATTTTTGTTTCATCGTACATACCCTCACTACCAAATATTTTATTAAATGTTGCTTGAATCTCACCTCTGTATCCACTATCAATTACACCAACCGAATTACTTAATTGTAAACCAGTCTTTCGGATTGATGAACGAGGAAATACTAATCCTACAAATCCTTCAGGTATTTCTAATGCAATACCCATACCATAAGTAATTTGTTCTGGTGTATCTTTAAGGATTTCAGTTGCTACCACATCCATTCCAGCATCACCAACTTTAGCATAAGATGGAATTTGTGCTAACGGATTAAGCTTCTTTATTTTCACTTTCATTTGTATTGTTTTTAAATGCTTCTTTTTGTTTTTGTCTTAATTCTCTACCTTCTTCAGTAAGTTCTCTAGCAAATAATTTAAATAATTTTCCAGTCTTACCATTTTGAAAAGTTATGTAAGAGTTTTCAACATTGGTAATTGTAAAAATTACTTTAGGGTCTTCACTCTTATTTAAATCATCATCAGTCCAAGCAAATACCTGTGGTTCATCTTCATCAAATTGAAAACACCATTCGCATTCTTCATACTTTTTTTGTGATAGTGTAATATCACCAATTGATTTTAATTGTTCAGATTGGTCTTCAATCTTTACTTCTTCTTTTTTTGTTTTTTTAGCCTTTGCCATAATTTTATTTTTTATCTTCCTACTTCGCCTAAGTATTTTTCTTTCATTTCTTCCCAGCTAATACCAATAGCATCTATGTAGAATAAATGTTCAGGTTTAATTCTTCCGTCATCATATAGTTTTGTATATCTACTGATTGCATGTTTCTTCCACCATTTGTTAATATATTCAGTACCTTGCTTAAACTTATCTTTAAGAATTAATTTATCTTCGGTTATTTCATTACGAAGAAACTCGGGTCCGTTCTCATACATCATAGCCATATAGACACCTCTCTTAAATCCATGATGGTATTCATTTGCTTTAATACCACACTCTTTAAAGATTTGACCTAATATCTTTTGTTTAATACCACTAACAGGTCCGTTAGCTTCATATCCCATATTAGCACCATTACGAGCTCTTTCTCTAGTAATATTTTCCATATACCAATCAGGCTTATTTTCTTTAATCCATTGATGCCACGGGTCATAGAATTTATCATCCGGCTTCATACTAATTTTACCAGCTGATTCGCCTAATGTTTTAAAAAGTGGAATACCATTATATTGAGAATGGATACCATACAAAGATGTTGTACCCACTGCTATCAAAACATTATCATATTTTGTTTTCCAATAGTTTCTAACTTCAGGAACAGTAGTCATCATAGCGATTAACTTACCACCTAAGAAGTTATATCCCAAAGGTTGAGTACATACAATAGTAGAAGCGATAGTAGTGTTGTTTAATTTACCATCAACAAATTTATTATCTTTAGTCCAACCAATGAAGTTATCTCTAACTGCCATAGCGGTAACATCAGATGCTAATGAAATTTGTCCTAATAATTTTCCGCTTGTTCTATCCTTTACATTAATCTTTACATTACGGCCAGGGTTTGCTGTAAAATCCATTGTGTGAATCATACGTCTTACTGCCGCCCACTTAGTAGATTCCTTAGGGTCTTCCACAATCTCAACATAAGGGTCTAATGATTCAATTTCTTTTATCGTTAGCTCCTTATTGTTGATATTGGTTGGTTTCCATTGAGAATCGTAGTATGATGCGATTTGGGCTTTAGCCTGAATCATTGATGGTTCTTGCAACTCCACCCACTTTTTATATAGTGTTTGTTCTTGCACAGACATTGTCATCAGATAGTCCATATTTTCTATTAACTTCCTCTTTTCAGATTCAAAGTCAAAGATAGGTTTTTGTGGTTCAGTTTCCCAAAAGCTCATAATAATTATTTAATTTCTACTAAGTAATAGTTTGAAGTGTAATCTCCATCAGTAAATGATACATGTGATAATCCTTTAGATGAGATTTTCAATGAAGATGTTTTAGAACCTTTGTTAGCCATTAAGATAGCTTTCAAATACTTTGCTGAGAAAGCGATTGGTTCAATATCTTCATTACACTTACAATCAACAGTGATAGAGATTCGATTTGAGTTGATAGAAGAATATCCTAAAATAACTTCACCATTTCCACCTTTACAAGTAAATGTAAATGTGTCTGCATCAGATAATGCACCTTTTGATTTGATGAATTTATTGATAAAGTCATCATTCAATGTAATTTCAGCATCAAATGGTGGTAATGCTTTCAAATCAGGTACTGCAGGAATCACCGATGGTGCTGCTAACATATATTGTACCTTTGTTCCTTTATCAGAGAACTTAACTGCTCCAGTTGTTTCTTCAACTGAAATTGCTTCATCCAATACACTTAACAATCCTTTTAATTGAGATGTAGTATAGATACCAAATTCACCATTAGGGAAATCTGATTCTACAACTGATACATCACCCAAAAGGGTTTTGTCATCGGAAATCATTCTTACCGATAGATTACTATCATCGGATTTAATCATAACGGATTCAATCTCACCTCCAAGGTTGTAACGATTGATAAAGCCATCAAATTTGCTTTTGTTCATAACTAATTTAGTTTTAATTTATTTAAAGTTTATAATACACAAATATACGAAAAATACCTGAAACTACCAAATCTTTTAGAAAGAAAAGAATTGTTCAGCTGTTTTTTGGGAAGAAAGTACTGCACCCCACCCTAAAGCCCCATAAAAGTCCTCTAATTTCTTCAATAATTCCCTTTCGAAGATTTTATCATAATCGATATACATCCTCACCAAGTCCATTATTTCATCAGGATCATCATGTCCTTTGAATGCCACTGCATCTAATCCATACGGATTTTGTTTAAGATATACCCACTTAACTTTATCACCATCCCTCATAGGAGCGTGCTTAGCTGCACATTTAAAGTGAACTAATAATTGATTATGGGCGATTGCTGCTTTAACGTGCGCAGGAGTTCCACTATTGAATTGGAACATTGCTCTATTATCTTTCTTCTTTGGAATGTATTTAGATAATTCTTTTACTGCCGAGTTCTTAGCTATACTAACAACATTCATAGAAGATAATGATTTTTTAAAATCATAAATTCTATCAGTTAATGTAGTTTCACTATCACCTCTTAGAATTGAAATCAAAATCTCACTCATAAATTTACGGAATTCAGCTGGATATGATGAACGAACTACGTCCAATCCTTTTACATCCAACCTATCCATAGGAATACCATTTTCTGCAATAATCCATTGAGCATATCTTTTCTTAGCAATCCAAATACCACTTCTACTTACAAACTCTTTTTTAATTTGAAAACGATGTTTATCTTTTGATACATTAAATACTCGTTCAGCCAACACATCATAGAAACTATTTAAGTAATCTTGCGTTTCACCAGCAATAGCATCCACTTTTAATGCAATATCAGTATCACTTTCATTTCTCCAATCAGGAAATCTATGGTCTAATAGTGGTACTGCTGAAAAGAATACCGAATCAGTATCAATATAGATATTGTAATCTTCCCCTTTCTTACCCAATTCTTTATTGTACTTAATGTTTACCATTTCAGCAGTTGATTTAATAACCGTCTGTCCAGTTAAGGTTACAGCTTCAGCGTTATCAACATCATAGAAACGAAATGCAGGTAATCCTAATACTCCATACAATGAGTTCAATAAGATTTTTTGTACAATCTGTCTTTTCTTATAAAATGCATATTTTTCTTTATCACCTTCTTCACCATACTTCTTTTCTAATTTACGGAATTCCACACGTTGTGCAAACCATAAATCTAATATATCAGGAATACAACCTACTTTTGAAGTTGTATAAAGTACACCATTGGATGATACTGCATATTTACTTTCATCTAATAGCTTTTTAAGATTTTCTTTTGTAATACTTTTTTCACCAATAAAGAATGTATCAATCTCACCCTTCATAAACTTTTGTGCATCCCAATTGGAAATTTTACCAACTTTAGTTTCTGGCGAAATGTTGGTTGTCATAATGATTGATGGGTATAGAGAAGTTAAATCCAAATCATATATCCAATCATACTTACCAACGATAGGTGCTTTAACGTATGCTCCAATGAATTTCTCTTGCTCATTATCTCTTAGAGCTTGCATCATCTCTTGTCTATCCGCAGGTTTGTTAGGTGCTACAATATTCTTTCTCTTAAGGTAACATAGCATCGCACCCTCTAAGAATTTTGATGAATACACAAAATCTTCATAAGGTACATGCCCAGCGTGGCAGATACCTCTACATAAATCTACGAATTGTAATTTACGTTCCATATCAACCACCAATTGCACATCTACTAAGTTATACTCAATAAACTTTTCAATATCGGTTTTAAATAGGTCATCCAAATTACCAGCATATTCAACCTTACCTCTACCTAATTCTTTCATAGCTACCGTATCCAAACGATAGTTATCCAATTCAACATAGGTATAAGATTTGTATAATCCAATGTAATCTAAATAAGATACACCAGCCATAAAGAATCTTTTACGATATGGTGACCAAAAACATTCTCCGATAGGTGATAATCTATTAGCGTGCTTAGCACCTAATATTCTTTTAATACGATTGTATAAGTACGGAGTATCAAAGTAATCAATGTTCCAACCCGTTACAATTGTGGGGTTGATATATTCGTAAAGTGAAAGATACTTCATACACATATCCCTTTCATCTCTAAAAGGAATGACAGTACGATTACCATTGGTACTCTCCTTCATATTACCGGCCTTATCCATAATCAATACCCAATAATGGTCAGTAGCTGAATCATGCAAACCTATGGCTGTAAGTTCGTTCTCAGCCTTCTCAACATCAGGTAGACCTGTATCCATCTCACACTCAATATCGTATGTTAAGATAACATGTCCATCGGATGGAATATCTGATTCAGTATAAGTATCCACTAAAATACGTGTTGTTTCAGGTACATCTGATTCAAATAAATCAGGATCATCTTTCTTAAATTTAAAAATCTTACTTAACTTATCACCATATAAAGAAATGTATTCTCCTCTTTCAGCTTTTTCATAAGCGTACCTTGTATATGGAAATGACCGATAACCTAACTTATCATCCCATAAGTGTACTAAATTTTTCTCTCTTTGGTAATATACGTTTTGATACATTTTCTTTTTTTATTTTTTAATTATCCAACCCACTCATATCCTTTTTTCGTAAATTTGATTTCAGGCATTAATCTCAAAGCGTTTCTATAACCGGTAAATTTGATTCTAACACCCCATCCCATATACTCTAATATTTCAAACTTAGTAGTTGTACCTTTTTGTTTAATGAATTCTTTTATTTTTAATAGAGAATCGGTTTCAGTCATTGCCTTCAATTCAAATACATTATCCCAACCATCAAACCATTTAGCTATCCTTTCGTTCCAAACCATATTCTTAGCTATTTCAGTTGTATC